ATCAACGGCACGGGGGCGGGCGAATTCTCGGGCGTACTCAATGCCCCGGCGCTGATCACGGTGGCGAAGGAAACCGGGCAGGCGGCCGACACCATCGTCAAGGAGAACATCGACAAGATGGCGGCGCGGAGTTGGCGGTACAGCCAGGCGGTCTGGTTGGCCAATCACAACACGCGGCCACAGCTCAAGTCCCTCGTGCAGGTCGTGGGCACTGGCGGCAACGCCGTCCCGTACTTCACCACGGATGGGGGCCAGGAGCGGCTGGATGGCCGGCCGATCTTCTTCTCCGAGTTCGCTTCCTCGATCGGCGATGCCGGCGATCTGATCCTGGGGGTGTGGTCGCAGTACCTCGAGGGGCTCTATCAGGCGCCGCAACAGGCCGAATCGATCCACGTCCGGTTCGTGCAGCACGAGCGCGCGTTCAAGTTCTGGCTGCGCAACGATGGCCAGTGCTGGTGGCGGGCGGCGCTGACCCCGAAGCGGGGATCGACGCTGAGCCCGTTCGTGACCTTGGCGGCTCGGTAGAGGACCGTCTTTTCTTTCTCGCGAGTAAGGAGAATCCGACATGGCCACGGTGCAAGGCAACGAACACATCTTCAGCCACAACGTGATCCGGACGTACAACGACGATCCGGCCGATGCGACCGTCGCGCGGTACATCGCCTGGGTGGACATGCGCGACTTCGATTACTTCGCGGCGGTCGTGATGTTCCAGTCAGGCACGGGCGTCCTGACATTCAAAATCTTCGCGGCGACCGACAGCTCGGGCACGAGCGCGACTGAAGTCAAGGCCCACAGCGCGCCGACGGCGGCGGATGCGGCGGGCGATGTGCTCGTACTGGAAGTCTCGGCCGAACAGGTCCGGGCGGTCTTGTCGGCGGCCCGGTACGTGAGCGTCGAGATGGACAACGACGCCTCGGGGGACGTGAATGTCGTGACATACATCCGCTGCGCCAGCCGGCATGCCTATCGCGGGCTGACGGCGGATGTGATCGCGTAACACCAGTCACTTGCCAGGGCCGGCTGATCGTCGGCCCTTGCCATACAAGGAGTGATCCGGCATGGCTCGTACGGAACTGTTCTCACGCAAACAACCGGGCGGCGTCTTCACGATCACCGGAGTGGGGAATCATCCCGGTGATGTGTATTTCGTCCATGCGGGCACGGGCACCGATGCGGCCGGGTATGGGCAGAATCCCGATGCGCCGGTGGCGACCATCGATTACGCGGTGGGCCTCTGCGCCGACAGCAAGAATGACGTCATTTACGTCATGCCGGGGCACACCGAGACCGTGAGCGCGGCGGCGGGAATCGATCTCGACAAGATCGGCATCTCCGTGATCGGACTGGGCCAGGGCAATCTGCGGCCGACGATCACCATCGCGACCGACACACTGGCGGACATCGATGTCGATGCGGCGAGTGTCACGCTCAAGAATCTGCGGTTCGTGGTCAACGTGGCGTCCTTGGATGCTCTCATCGATGTGAACGCGGCCGGGTTCACGATGGAGGACTGCGACTTCTACGGCAACGATGCGGCCAACGAAGCCCCGGACATCACGGTCATCACCGACGCCAACGCGAACGAGATGACGATTCGGCGCTGTACGTTCAACTACCTCGTGACGCTGGACGGCACGGCCATCACGGCCACCCCGACGGAGTGCATCCGGCTCGTGGGCGCGGATCACGCGGTAATCGAAGAGTGCTACATCGGCGGGGATTTCACGACCTCGGCGATCAACGGGATCACGACGGCGAGCAAGGACATCCAGATCCTGCGCAATCGGATCCACAATCTCGCGACGGAGGACATCGCCGGCGTGGTGGATCTGGTGGCGGCCTGCAACGGCGTCATCGGCTACAACTACGGGTTCATCGGCTACGCGACGGGTTTGGCGACGGTGATCGACCCGTCCAGTTGTGCGATGATCGAGAACTTCTTCTCCAACGTGGTGACGGAGGCTGGTGGCTTGGTGGGCACCCGCAGTACGTAGCGAGGGGTTGAGGTGACATGGCCGGCACCATCACTGAGACCCACTATGCGCTCGGATCGGTACGCCGCTTGGCGTTCGCGTGCGTGGCCGATGCGTCAGATGGGTCATTCCCGGACACAACGGTTGCGGCGAAATTCTCAGGTCGGCTGACCCGCCTCGTCGTCAATCCCGGAGGCACGAGTTCGCGGTCGCCGAGCGTCTCGGCCAGCGCCTCAGCCTCGCCCTCCCTGAGTCCCAGCGTCTCGGCCTCAGCCTCGATCAGTCCGAGCGCGTCGGCTTCGGCGAGTGTATCCCCGAGCGCCTCGGAATCCCAGTCGCGCAGCCCGAGCGTCTCGGTGAGCGCGTCCGTGTCTCCCTCTGCGTCGATCTCGCCGAGTAGTTCTGTTTCCCCATCGGCCTCCGCGAGCGCCTCGATTTCTCCGAGTGCCTCTGTGTCGCCGAGCGCGAGTGTATCGCCCTCGGCGTCCGTGAGTCCGTCGGTGAGCGCCTCGGCGTCGGCCTCGCCTTCGATCAGTCCGAGCGCCTCAATCAGTCCCAGTGCGTCGGTCTCGCCATCCGTCTCGGCCAGCGCCTCGATTTCCCCGAGCGCCTCTGAATCCCCGAGCGCTAGTCTGAGTCCCAGCGTGTCTGAATCAGCGTCGGCCTCCCCATCGTTGTCGCCCTCCGTGTCGGCCTCGGCCTCGATTTCCCCGTCGGTCAGCGCGAGTCTATCGGAATCGGCCTCGGTCAGTCCGTCGGTGAGCGCGTCCGCGTCCGTCTCACCCAGTGTCTCCGCGTCGGCGAGTACCTCCCCTTCGGCCAGCGCGAGTCCTTCGTTGTCGCCATCCGCGTCCGTGTCGCCATCCGCGTCCGCCAGTCCAACCGCGGCGGCCCCCACCGACAACGTGGACATCACGCTGGTGGATCAGAACGGGGTGGACGTGTTGCAGAGCGTGGGTGTGAATGTGGATCTGGCCGCGACGACGGATGTCGCCATTGTCTACAGCGGCACATCCGTGCATCCGACCGTCGATGATGCGGATACGTTGACGCTCAAGATCGCGAACAATGCCGTCGTGAGCGCGGAGCTGGTCGTCAACGTCTATTACGCTCTGGGGGTGTGAGTCATGCCACTCACCCTCATCACTGCCCCTACCACGGAGCCGCTCACGGTCGCCGAAGCCAAGCGACAGCTTCGCTTGGGGGACAGCGCCGGCGAGCCGGCCCCGACGGCCCCGACCGTGGCATTAGCGAGTCCGGCCGTGGCAGGGAATGTCGACAATGGGGCGCATCGGTACCGACTGACCTTCGTGACGGCCGATGGCGAGACCGAAGGCGGGACAATCTCCAGTGCCGTAACCGTGGCCGACAAGACGGTCAACGGGAAGGTCGCACTCACTGCAATTCCAGTCGGCGGCGCGGCTGTCACGTCGCGCAAGCTGTATCGGACCACCGCGGGCGGCTCGTCCTATCTTCTGCTCGCGACGATCAGCGACAACACGACCACCACGTACACCGACAATATCGCCGATGGGTCGCTTGGCGCGGCAGTCCCGACGTCGAACACCACCGAAGATCCAGAGATCGTACGTCGGATCGCGTCCGTGCGCGATCGCTGTGAGTTGGTCACGGGGCGGGCGTTGATCACCCAGACGTGGGATCTGGTGCTGGATGGATTTCCCGTGGAGTCCTTCATCGAGGTGCCGAAGCCGCCGTTGGCGTCAGTGACGCATATCAAGTACTACGACACTGCGGGCACGCTCCAAACCTGGGCGGTGGCGAACTACGACGTCCAGGCTCCCGGCGGACCACGCTGTGCGCGCGGCCGGATCGCGTTGTCCCACGGCATCGCGTGGCCGAGCACCTATGGCGAGATCGGCGATGTGCAGATCCGTTTCATCTGCGGATACGGGGCGGCTGGGGATGTGCCGAAGCTTCTCAAAGATGGGATGTTGATCGATCTCGGGACATTGGATCTGCAGCGGGATGGCGTGACGGGTATGACTTCAGACGTCGACGGATGGACCGGGCAGATTTACAAGAGCTTTCGGTCCTATCCGACCCAGCGACTGGAGGCGGCGTGATGGCGCGGCCCCGCCTGGGTCCCATGCGGGAACGCCTGGCCATCCTTCAGCGCACGGCGACCACAGACACGCAGGGGGGACGGGCGATTGTGTGGAGCACATTGGATAGCGTCGCTGCCGAGTTGCTCCCGTTGCGAACGACGGAGCGCCTGCAGGCGCAGGCCATTCAGGCGCAGGTGGATTCGCGATTCCGTATTCGGAGCCGCGGGGATGTGACCGCCATGATGCGCGCGCAGTGGCGTCCGAGCTGGCTCGCCTTGGCGACGCCGAAGACGCTCGAGATCCACGGCGTGCTCCCCGATCCGGAGGCGCCGTCGGCGTTTTTGCTGTTGGAGTGCGCGGAGGTGGCGGCGTAGTGGCGTATCTGGCACTCAGTCCGGTCTCGGTGGGGATCTACACCGCCTTGAATGTGGCGGGATTGACCGCCTTGGCGACGGGCGGGATTGTTGACGATGTGGCGCAAGGGACCAGCTACCCCTTCGTGTGGTACGAGGTGCGGGAAAGCCGGGACGTGCGGGGGTTCGGGACGGGCGGATTGCCAGAAATCGAACTAAGGGTCCACACATTCTCGCAATACGAAGGCATGCAGGAAGCGCAGGCCATCAACCAGAAAGTGATCGAACTCCTCCGAGACCAGGCGATCACCGTGACGGGATACGACCAGGCTGGGCTCTGTTTCTACGATGAAACCGTGCCCTTGCCTGACGAAGAGCTGAACGGCGTCAAGGTCAAGGAATTGGTGAGCTTCTTCAGGATTTATGTCGAAGAATC